AAAAACTTAAAATTTAATAACAATGGCTTTTGATGTTTCAGCATTAGCAAATTATACCAAAGAGAATGAAGCTCTATTGGTAACTTCTTCCGTACTCGGAAGCAAAACCGCTTCTTTGATTAAATCTCAAGGAAACGTTATGGTAGGTGTAAAATCTGCCGAGACTATCAACATTATGGATACTGACGCTATCTTCCAAGCAGGTGGCTCTTGCGGTTTCAACGCAAGTGGTTCAACTACTTTCACGCAGCGTACTGTAACTGTTGGTAAGATTAAAGTAAACGAATCTCTTTGCCCTAAAGACCTCGAAGCAAAATATTTGCAGAAGGCTTTACCAGAGGGAAGTCGCTACGATTCAATCGCTTTCGCTTCTGACTATACAGACAAGAAAGCGGCTCGTATTGCATCGCAACTTGAAACTGCTATCTGGCAAGGTTCAACAGGAAGTGCAAACGTAAACCTTAACAAATTCCAAGGTTTGGTTACTTTGGTTGGTACTTCTGCGGTAGAAGCTAACAACGCTACTTATTACGGTGGTACTGCAACTGCAATCACTACTGCTAACGTAGTTGCTATCTTCGATGCTCTTTACAAAGCAATCCCTGCAACTGTTGTAGCAAAAGATGATATGACTATCTGGTGTGGTCAAGACGTTTTCCGTACTTACACAATTGCATTGAAGAACGCTAATATGTTCAACTATGCTTTCGATGGTAAGGCTGATAGCGAGTTCTTCTTACCCGGTACTCCGATTAAAGTTGTAGCAACTCCCGGTTTGAACGGTGTAAATAAGATTTATGCTATCCGTTTGAGCAATATGTTCCTCGGTACAGACCTTCTGAATGAGGAAGAGCGTTTCGAACTTTTCTATGCCAAAGAGGCTGACCAAGTTCGTTTCGTAAGCGAGTTCAAGATGGGTGTGAACGTAGCCTTCTTGGATGAGATTGCTTCTTTCATTATCTAATTAAAAGGTGGGTAGCTTTAAGGGTTACCCACCATTAACTTTTAAAACTTAATAAAATGCCTTGTGCTTTAACTCAAGGGTACACACTCGATTGCAAAGATAGTTTAGGCGGTATCAAAGCCGTGTGGTTAATCAATCACGCAAACGTAACTGCGGTTACAGAGGCTTCTGGTATCGTTTCTGCTATTACTAAAGCAGCGAATAAAGTATTCTACAAATATGAGTTAGTTAAGAACACAGGTTCTTTGACTGAAACAGTTACCGCTTCTGTAGAGAACGGAACTGTGTTTTATGCTCAAGAACTTTCTGTTGTTCTAAACAAACTCCAAGCAAATACTCGCAATGAGATATTGCTTCTCGCTCAAGCTACTCTGATGGCAGTAGTACAAGATGCTAACGATAAATATTGGTTGTTAGGTCGCGTTTCTGGATTAGATGTAACTGGTGGAACTGCTGCTACGGGAACTGCTCAAGGAGACCGTAATGGTTATACACTAACTTTCACAGGTGGCGAAAAACAACTTGCTCCAGAGGTTGCAAGTGGTATTATCGCAGGTCTTACCGCATAAAGCTTTCGTGGTTCGTTATAGGTAGGTAGATTAGCCATCCCTTTGGGGGTGGCTTTTTCTTTATTGTAAAAATCCAACATTTATCTATTTAGTAGTATGATATATTTAACAAAGGGTTCGACAAGTCAGATTATCCTTACTTTAAAGGAGAAGCAGACCTTATCAGCACCTAATTATTTATTCGTTTTTACGCATAGGGGAAGCAATATAGAGGTCAAATTTGTGATTCTAAATGCAGCCGATACTTCTAGTTTTAAGGATAGATTTAATCAATTTTCGATAGTTACAAATACTTATTTCGGAACGCAAGATTCTGGAGAGTGGGAATATCAAATCTACGAGCAAACTTCTACAACGAATACCAACCCTGCCAATGCTACCGGATTAGTAGAAACTGGTATAATGAGGCTTAATGAATCTACTTCTTTTACATATACGAAACACCAACCAAATAACACATTTATAGTACGATGATGGATAATTTAGTGATATTAACATTTGCGGAAGCAAAGCAACCCGAATATCGGGAAAAGAAAGGGGTGGGATATATTGAGTTCGGAGATAAGAACGATTATCCCAATTACCTTTTAAGCCTTTACAATAAGAGTGCGAAACATAACGCTATTGTAAAAGGTAAGGTCAATTATATTACCGGTAACGGATGGGCAACAAAAGAGGAAGATGTTAAAGCCGAAGAGTTCATTAAGAATGCCAATCCTTACGAATCTCTAAATGATGTTACACGCAAAGTTTCAATTGATATTGAGGTTTTCGGTGGTGCTTATATGGAGATTGTTTGGAGTAAGATAGGCGGTCAAATCGCTTCTATTAGCCATATTGACTACACAAAGGTTCGTTCTAATAAAGACAATACTCAATATTGGATTAAAGATTGGAACGATAGAAAAGCCGAAGCAGAAGTTGTGTTAGGTTACAATAAAGATTTAAGAGAAGGTAAGCAGATTCTTTACATTAAGGAATACAGACCGGGTTTAGATACCTATGCTTTACCGGGTTATATAGGTGCGTTAAATTATATCGAAAGTGATGTTGAGGTTTCGAAGCACGTTTTAGGTAATGCACAAACTGGGTTTTCTGCAAGTAAGCTAATTACTTTGCCTAATGGAGAGCCGACACCCGATGAAAAGAGAAACATTGAAAGAAGATTTACAGAGAGATTTAGTGGTAGTGATGGAAAGAAGTTTATTCTTTCTTTCGTTCAAGATATAGCCAAGAAACCTGCGGTTGATGATTTAGGGGCGAGTGATTTAACTAAAGAGGATTTCGGTAGGGTAGATACAATGATTCAACAGAATATTTTTGCAGGGCATCAGATAACCACTCCTTCTTTGTTTGGTATTTTGGTTGAGGGTTCTTTAGGTACTCGTTCCGAGATTCGTGATGGCTACGAAGTATTTAAGAATACTTATGTAAACGATAAGCAGCAATATTTAGAAGGTATCTTTAATTCGTTGGCTGAAATAAACGGAGTTACTACTGAAATTTATATTAAGCCGGTAGAGCCGATTAACTTTGAGTTTAGCGAAGGTATTATTTCTCAATTTGCTCCTAAAGAGTGGATACTTGAGAAGATAGGTGTTGATATGACTAAATATCAAACTCCTGTTGAGCCTACTCAACAAGGTTTAATTAATGAGCATCTAAAAGGGATGAAAGGTCGGGAGTGGCAGAACTTCCAAAGAATAATTCGTAAATACAACAAAGGCGAGATAACAAGAGACCAAGCAATCCAAATGCTTAAAAGTGGCTACGGATTAGATGATGAAGCTATTAACACTTGGTTAGGAGATGAAACTTACGAGCAGAGATTTAGTGATGTTGATTCCGTTATTTCAATGTTTGATGAATACGGAGAAAAGGCTGAAAACTTTTCTGTATTAGCAACAAGACAAGTATTTAGTGCGGATGAAGAAATGCAAATGTTCGCTGAAGTAGTGGATGATACATTAGATAAAAAAATCTTGAGTGTTATTGCTACTAATAAAAATATAGTTGCAGAGGATATCGCGAAAGCATTAAAAGAAGATGTAGTTGTTATTCAAGAAAGGATTAATAAATTAATAGAGTTAGAGTATTTAAAGATAAATGCTAAAACAGGTTTACCTACTTTATTAAAGCCTTTGAGTGAGATTATTGATAAGCCTATTAAAAGAACTTTTTTGATTCGTTATGCTTACGAGTGGAAGCCGGAAGTATCTTATGGGGAAAGAGATTCTAATGCACACCCATCAAGACCTTTTTGCCAACGAGTAATGGGATTAGATAAGTTTTGGTCAAGAACGGAAATAGAAACGCTTTCTCGTAGGTTAGGATATTCAGTATTCGATAGAGGTGGCGGTTGGTGGACAATGCCAAATGGTATTCATTCTCCTTCTTGCAGACATAGATGGGTTTCAAAAGTTGTAGTTAAAAAATAAGAAATGAGCAGGAACATACTTTTTATTTCAGTAGATACTATTAAAGACAGAACCGGACTTCATAATAACGTAGATGAAAAATTGGTTAATCCGGAAATCTTAACCGCTCAAGATATGTATATCCTTCCGGCACTCGGAACGGCATTATACGAAAGGTTGCAAGATGGGGTTGCTAATAACAACCTAACGCAAATCGAAACGAGCCTTTTAGATACTTACATTACACCTACGTTGGTTTATTATGTAATGAGCGAACTACCAATGGGATTGAGTTATCAGTTCTATAATAAGGGAATGGTGCGTAAATCGGGAGAAGGGCAAGAGAACCCATCGGCTGCGGAGATTATTGATGTAGCGGATAGATACAGGTCAAGAGCCGAGTTCTACAAACAAAGAATGGTTAAGTATTTAATTGATAGAAGTGGCTTTAATACTTTCCCCGAATATAACAATCCGGGTAATACTTACGATACGATGGTTCCGGAAAGACAAGCCTATACTACTTCTATTTGGTTAGATGATTCCGATTGTTGTAGAGGCAAGAGTTTTGAGGAAAAATATCAAGGTAACATAAATCGTTGTTGTGGCGAATAAAACCTATTCTCTAAAAAACCAAAAAAAGCTACGGCTTTACTTACAAAAACAAGAAAATGGCACTGACATTAAACCAAGTAGTAACGCAGATAACAAATCTCGCGAACGCACACAAGCAGATAAAAAGCGTTTACTTCGGTGACTTGTCTGATTACCTATCAAGGGGAACGGAGAATATTTATCCTTCCTTATTCTTTGATTTAACCGGTGGTAATGTAGGCGAAAGAAATGTTACTTTAAATTTCTCTTTATATTTCTTTGATAGAATGCTACCAGAGGACACTAACGAGACCGAGGTATTGAGTGACCAATTAGAAATCTGCCAAGATATTATTGCTCAATTAAGGTACAATAACTTTGATTTTGATGAAGGTTTAAGTGCTACTTTGACTTTCTTTACCGAGGATACTCCGGATTTACTTGCGGGAGTTAGAGCGGATATTTCTATTGAATTGCCTTATACGGCTAATAGATGTCAAGTTCCCACCACCTATGCATATCCGAGTTAATATTTCTATATAGATAAAAGAATACAATGGCTAACAAAAAGATAAACGAACTCGTAACCCGAACCCCAAGTTTAAGCGACTTAATTTTAGTTGGAGACCCTTCTTCGGGATATTCCTATAAAGCGACTGTAACGGCATTAGCGACAATCATTGAAACCGATATCGCTGATGGCTTTGTTACTTTATCTACTACGCAAACAATTAGCGGTGCAAAGACCTTTAGCAATAATTTGACTTTAACGAGTGTAGCGAATGCAGCTACTACTCAAACAAAGTTCTTGACTTTAAATGCAAGTAATGTTGTTAATTACAGAACAGGAGCGGAAGTTTTAGCTGATATTGGCGGTCAAGGTACTTTAACTTTAACAACAACCGGAACAAGTGGTGCAGCGACTTTAGTAGGAAAT